GTAGAGGAGTGCCCCGGTGCACCGTTCGTCTGGGTGACCGACACCTACTCCAACCTCCACAAGAACGTTATCCCCTCGGTACTCGAAGGTCTCCGTTTCCTCGGTTGGGAAATGGACCGCGAGTTCGTCATCGACCGCCAGCCCCCGATAGAGTGGCAGCGGCAGATGTACAACGTGATCGACAAGTATAAACAAGTCATGACATTCTGGAATGGATTCACTTTCACTTTTGTATCCCTTGACCGTCCTTCTATTGGTGCTGGACGTAGCTATGTGGGTCTCTTCGGAGACGAAGTAAAATACTGGCCCGAGGAGAAGTTCACCAACATCCGCAAGGCCGTGCGCGGCTACCGTGCCCGCTATGGCGACTCGCCGTGGTACCGTTCGCTCTCGCTCACCAGCGACATGCCCAACCCGAACCATACCGGTGAATACACCTGGATGATGAAGCTCGTGAAGCTCATGAACAAGGAGAAGATAAAGCTGCTCCTGCAGACAGGACAGGCCCTGAACGAGGCCCGGCGCCGCTATGCCATGTCGCTGCAGGCAGACGATGAGCGCGCCCAGCAGCTCTCCGAGCGTAACATGCGCCGCTGGGAGGAACGATGGACGGAGCTGCGCCGCGGCACCACCCTCTTCATGGTCGCCTCGACGCTGATCAATGCCGACGTGCTGGGCGAGGAGTTCTTCCAGGAAGAGATCGCAGCCGGTCTGGAGGGTATCGACACCAACCTGCTCTCCATCCCCCAGAAGCTCACCGCCGACCAGAAGTTCTACGTGACGATGACCGCCCGCGACTTCTATCAGGACGGTACCGACAACGCCGTACTCGAGCAGCACGACTACGGCTGGGAGCAGGATTGCACCGTACTTCGCCACCTCGACCTGCGCATGCCCCTCGACGGCGGTATGGATGACGGCAACATGAAGTCGATGGTGTTCGGACAGCAGCGAGGCCGTGAATACCGTGTCATGAAGGAGATCTACACCCTGCCACCGGAAAACGAGCGGCAGCTGGCCGACAAGTTCCTTGAATACTTCAAGCCCCACAAGACGAAGCTGCTGCGCCTGTACTACGACCGTGCGATGAACAACTACCGCAAGGTGGGCACCTCGATGATGCAGCGCATCAAGGCCGCCATCGAGCGCTACGACGACGGGCGCCCTACAGGCTGGCGCGTCCAGCTGATGAGTCTCGGACAGGGCGATATCTATTCCCACACGGAATACATGTTCTTCTCAGCCCTCTTTGCCCGACAGTTGCGGCAGCAGCTCTTCATCTTGCTCATCGACGCCCAGAACTGTCCGAACCTGAAGGCCGAGATGGAGAACACACCCATCGTGGTGGTCGAAGACAAGCGCACAGGGCGTAAGGACATCCGCAAGGAGAAGAAAGGCGACAAGCTCTCCACCGCCCGTCTGCCTCAGGAATCGACCAACCTCACCGACGCGCTGAAATACCTGATCATGCGCCGTCAGTGGGTCAATATCTGGCAGAGTTTCGGCAAAAAGGCTATGATCGACCCGAAATAGGCTGCAAAAACCACAAATTTTCGCTCCAAACCCCGAAAATCGGCGATAAAGACATGTCTTATCGCCGATTTTTATGTCTATAAGGCTCAACTTTTCGCCTGAAAACGCCAAATTTTGGGGTGTTTTTTAACGGCTAATCTTCGGAAACGCTGATAAACAGGCGATTTTCGGGTGTGAAAATAAAAATCAGCCTTGAATATCGCACGATTCGGCGCGGCCCGCTCCGTCCTCGACTTGCGGTTGCACCCCCTAAGACCCCCTCGGAGATGTGACCCAAGGGCCACCTGGCCGGGCAAGGTGTCCTTTCGGACGCCACCTTATTATATTATATTTGCAGTCAGTTATGAGCAGACAGAATACATCGAAATCAAAGATCATCGACCGTGCGGGACGCTTCGCCATGGTCGATACCAGCGTGGGCACCTATGCCATCGGCATGGCCTCGCGCTCCTGGGAGCGGAGTATGAGCAGCTTCTTCGACCTCGGAGGCCGTTCGTGGGATAAGGATCCGCAGAGTATTGGCGGTGTGAGCATCGTGCCCTGGGGACCTGACGACCAGATGCCACAGATGGTGCGCGACCTGTTGGAGAAGAACAACATCGGTCCCGGCATCCTGGCGCGTAAGGTGGGACTGATCTACGGTCAGGGCATCGGCATGTACCGTACGAAGGTGGTGGAGAACGAGATCCAGCAGGAATGGACCGACGACGCGGAGGTGCGAGGGTGGCTGGAGTCGTGGGACTACCAGCGCTATGCCCGTGAGGCATTGACGGAATATGTCACCCTGAGCGGCCATTTCACCCGCTACCTCTGTGCCAAGAGCGTACGTATTGGCAAGCCGTGGATTCACTCCCTGCAGTGCCTGCCGAGTGCCGACTGCCGGATGGTATGGCCCGACACCAAGCGCACACCCCATCTGGAGGAGATCACCCAGATACTCTATGGCGACATGGAGCGCTGGCGCCAGCTGGAGGTCTATCCCGTGTTCGACAAGTGGCACGCCACTGAACACGAGGCCGCCATCGGCTACCACTCCATGCGGAGCTTCGGCCGCAATCTCTATGCGATATCCTCATTCCATGGCAGCATTCCATGGATGCAGGATGCCAACGACATCCCTGAGATCGTGCGGGCACTGAACGACAACGTGATTGCCGCTGCCTACATCGTGCACGAGCCGTCGGCTTACTGGGAAGAGAAGCGTAACGCCATCCTGCAGGATCATCCCGACTGGACCGACGCGAAGGTCAATCAGCAGCTCGACAAGTTGCGCGACCAGATCACCCGTCAGATAGCCGACGTGATGGCAGGCAAGCAGAATGCAGGCAAGTTCTTCACCTGCGTGGACTTCATCGACGACCAGGGTCACGAACAGTCGTGGAAGATCGAACCTATCGAGCTGAACCTCGACAAGTATATCGCCGCACAGAAAGACATTGCCAAGATGGCCGATTCGGCCACCACCAGTGCCATGGGGCTCTCACCGGCCCTGTCGAACATCATCATCGACGGTAAGAGCGACTCCGGCTCGCAGATGCTCTACGCCCTGAAGATCTTCTACGGTGCCGACACACGCATCGCCGAGGAAATCTCGCTCGAGGCCCTGAACGATGCGCTGCACATCAACTTCCCCCAGAAGCGCGACCTCTGGCTGGGGTTCTACCACAAGACCATACAGAAGGAAGACAACGTCTCTGCAGGAGACAGAATGACCAATCAGCAATGAAAAGAAAAAGATATATCACACTGCCGGAGAACTGGGATGAACTGACCAGCGACGACTGGCAGGAGATGCTCAGGATAAGACATATCGTGGCATCGACCGACCACCAGTGGACTGTGGAGGACGTGCGCATCGAATCGGCACGGGCACTGCTCAAGAGCCGGGGCGTCCGCCAGCAGCTGAACAATCCCCAGTGGCTGAAGCTCGTGGCCGACCTGGCACAGTCGCTCACCTGGCTCTGGAGCGAGGAGCAGGGAATGCTCTCTCTGGTGTATCGCTCGACGGAGAACAAGATGCCCTGCCTGACCGTAGGCCCCAACCGCCACCGGCAGCTGCTCCGCGGCCCGGAGTCGCACGGCTACGACCTCACGTTCGGCGAGTTCCGGCAGGCCCTGCAGCACCTGAAGGCCTACGAGAACCCCGCAGGCGACAGCGAGGCCGACCGCATCGGCTACCGCACAACGGCGCTCTGCGCACTGGCAGGCCTGCTCTACCGGCCCGAGGCCGACGAGGATCAGCGCCACCGGGGACTGCTGCGCCAGCCCTACGACTGGGACTCGCTCGACGACAAGATCGGGCGCGGACGGCTGATGAAGCCCTGGCAGCTGTGGGGCATCTATGCCTGGTTTGCCTACTTCTGTGAGGCACTGACCACCGAGACCTTCATCATCGAGGGAGAGGAGGTGTGCTTCGCCCCGATCTTCGAGAAGCGCGAGGGCGTGGCAAAAACGGAGGGCAACAGCGGCACGATGGCACAGATCTGCCACACGCTGGCCGAGACCCACGTCTTCGGTACCGCTCGCGACGTCGATCGCACGCCGCTGCTCACCGTCATGCAGAAGCTGCTGCAGGACTACTATACGCTTCAGAAGCTGAAAAAGGTAAAATAGTAAAAAGGTAAGAATATGATCATCGAATCAGCAGAACAAATCCGCAACCTGACAGGCTCCTACTACGCCAACAACGACTTCACGAAGATCGAACATATCGTGAAGGGCGTGGAACAGGAACTGTGCACCACCCTCAGTATGGATACGCTCGACGGACTGGAAGGTGAGGCCAAGCTGGCAGCCCAGCAGGCCGTAGCCTATATGGCCACCATGCGCTTCTACCGTCTGAACGATATCTCGCACGAGAACGCAGGCCGCAAGGTGAAGATCGACAAGGAGAACGAGGCCCGCCCCTTTGAGTGGCAGCTGGCACGCGACGACCGTGCCCATCTGGAGGAATACTACCGGGCCCTTGACCGGCTGGTGGACAGTCTGCAATCAGACACGGCATTCCAGCAGACCAGACTCTACAAACGTATGAACTCGCTCATCGTGAAGGATGCCGACTCACTCAGCTACCTGACAGGACTCGACCCCTCCCCCTGGCTCTACTTGCGTCTGTTGCCCTATCTCGACGAGAGCCAGCGCTTCGTAGCCAAGGCCTACGGCACGGGATTCCGTGACAGCATCGCGGAAGCTGGCGACGAGCTGCAGCACGCCGCACAGATGGCCGTCGCCCTCGGTGCCATCGCCCTGATGGGACGCCGCACATCACTCCAGACGCTACCCTACGGACTGATGAAGATCTTCGAGAGCGACGGTGGCGGCAATCGCCAGGAACAGGCCGCCCTCGACCGTCTCGACAATTACCTGAAGC